ATACTAGAGGTGGCGGACAAGGAAAAGATACAGTAGCGCCAGGCGGCGTAGCACCTGTTGATGTAAATGCTCTTGCTGCTGAAATTAAGAAGTTAAAACCAGAACAGATCGAAGACGCTAAAAAATTACTAGCAGCCTAAAAGAAAGGTAGTCCGGATTTTTTAGTAGTTTCTAGATTTTCTTTGATTATTTCACCAACGATTTCTCTTTCTTCGAAACCAAGGTGCATGCCTTCACTGTAAGAAAGTCCTCTCATATACCAACACATCTTAAGGACTTCCTTTTTAATTTCCTTCGCCTCTCTGTCTAATTTCTTGACTTCTTGCAAGATCTCCGGCAAAGGGAGGTTTAAGACCTTGCTTTGAAAAAATTTGCTTGGTCCATGGTCACAGCAATATCAAACTTGTGTTGACATTTACTACAAACCGCTCCTTCCATTTTTAAATCTAATTTTTCTCTCATGCTCTGAAGATGAGCATTAACTTGGTCAAAAATTTCTTTCGGAGCATTTGAAATAAAATCTTTAATTTTTGCTCTATCTGTTTCTGAACCTTGAGGAGTATCAATTTGATTAACAGTATCGATGATTGTATCAATTGTTAATTCTGTAAGTTTTACAAAACTTGCACCAAATCTCTCAATTTTTTCTTCATCAGACATTTTATCGTCATTGATGATACTGTAAATTTTTTCCTGTTCGATTCTATTAAGATTTTTTCTAGTTACTTCTTTATAGGTGTATGGCGAAACATGAAAAACCAATTCTCCGACATTAAAGGACGAAGGAAATTGGAAACGACCTAATTTTTCAAGAAATTCAGTTAGATTAAGATCGTATCTTAAATCTTCTTTGCATTTAGGACAGTCAGCGTCAACGTCCATTTTATCACCGTATGTGGCAATTCGAATTGCTATAAGAATAGCATCTAAGTCAATCGATGGAACTTTCCAAGCATCCTTAATTGAAGGTATACAACTCTGAATCACTTCAACAGTAGACTGGCCACTTAATAGTGCATCAGGTGTCTTGAACATAAGTTCATCCTTTGCTGTCATTGAATAAACAGCGTAAGTTCCGTCCTCGCTTCTGTCTAAGGAACCATTAGGATAGTATTCACCATTACTTGGTAGTTTTACATAAATCTTTGGTTGCCTGTAGTAGGCGTCTAACGGACTTTTATTTGAAGTAGACTGTGGTTGCATGGGAGCACCACTAATTTCTACTTTTGGCATGTTTCCATTTTCGTCCATTTTTATCTCCGATAAATAATATATTAATAAGCAAATGCTACATGTATTTATGTGCGTATATTTCTGGGGATTTATAAATGGCTGACGTAACAGGACAATTTGGACAAGAAGATATCCAATTAAACAATGCAGCCACAGAAGCGACCTTAAAGGCGATACTTGAGTATCAAAAGGTTATTGCTGCCAGTGCAGCACAAGGTTTTAAAAGCGGTAAAGATCTTGATGCTGCTATTAGAGGACTAGCCCAAAAAACCAGAGAAGCCGCTGACGCCGGCAAAGATTTTACTAAATCAACAAAGCGTTCATATAAAGCGCACCAAGAAGCAACAGATGCTGTAGAAGATTATTCAGACGCATTAGAAGCAAGCAAGAGTAAACTATCAACTTTTGCAACCATCCTTAAAAAAACAGCCAATGGCGCATTATATCTACTAGAAACAGCCAGTAAAGCAGCCTCTGGTATTTCCTCAATGGATGGAAGTCTTGCTAATGCAACTAGCACTATTGCATCTATGGGATCAGATTTACCAGGCGTAGGCGCTGGTATGAAAGCATTATCTGCAACATTTGGTCCTACTGTTGCATCATTAGATAGAACCAGATCAGCATTCCAAGAAGCAGCATCAGTTGGTGCTAACTTTGGTGGTAATCTAAACGGTGCTGTAAAAGCAGCAGGCCAAATGGGCTTGCAACTAGAACAATTAACAGGATTAATATCTAAGAACGGCGAAGCATTAATGATGCTTGGCGGCGACACAGCCACCGGCGCTAAACGATTACAAGAATTTGGTAGAGAGTTTAAGAAAACTCCTATGTTTGATGATCTAGCAAGACTAGGTTACAGCACAGAAGACATGAATGAAGGTTTCTTAAACTACAGCAAACTGCTGGCTAAAAATGGTCGCCTGGAGGGTATGAGCCAAGATCAACTAAGAAAAGGCACATACGATTATATGAGAAACTTGGATGCAGTTTCCAAGTTAACTGGTAAGAGTAAAGACGCACTACAAGCAGAAGAAGACGCTAGACAGGCAGATGCACAGTATCGTATCATGATGTCTAAACTTGATGCCGACGGTCAGAAGCAAATGGAATTACTCATGAAGAGTATTCCAAAACAGCACCAAGCAGGCCTAAAAGAAATTTTAGCAACAGGAACAGCAACATCCGAAGAAGGTATTAAAGCACTAGCATTCTTAAAAGAATCTGGTATGAGTGCTCAACAATTGCATCAGCAGATGAATGCAACAGGAACACTTACTGCCGATCAGGTTAAAGGTTTCAACGCAACCTATCAAGCAGAAGCAGACAAACTAGCCAAGTCTCCGTTAATGGAAACACTAGGTAAGTTTGATCCTGCTGCCAATGACTTTGTTGTAGGTGTTTTAGATGTTGCAGCACGAACAAAGACACTTGCAACAGTATATGACGAAACACAAACTAATCTAGACAAGATAAAAGATGATATTGCAAAAGGTATTGAAACTGATTTAGTCGATCCTGCAACAGTAGAAAACTTTAGAAACAAGATTAACACTGCGGCTGCAAATATGACATCGCAGTTAAATGCTATTGACATTACACCATTAAGTAAGGCGTTTGATGCAGTAAATGCAGCAGCACAAACTATAGCACCTAAAGTATTAGAAACCGCAGCAGGCAATTTTCCTAAAGTAGCAGGCGCAATTGCAGGAATGGAACTTGCAGCCAAAGCAGCAGAATTTGCACTATATGCCATGGCTGCCGCTGCTGGAATGAATTCAATACCTGGATTAGGAAAAAAAGGAAAACCACCTAAGGGGCCGAAAAAAGTTCCAAAAAATGTGAAACCACCAGGAGCCGCCGGCAACATGTTAAAAGGGGCTGGCAAACTGGCTGCAAAAGGACTTAGATTCTTGCCAGGAGTTGGTTTGGTTGCTATGGCAGGAATGGCAGCAGCGGAAGGGTTCTCTGCAGGTTATAATGCCGAAGAATATTTAGGACTTGATGAAGGCGAAGCAGCAACCGCAGGAGAAAGAACAGCCGCAACAATGGGTGGAATTCTCGACAGTCTAACTTTTGGGTTAATAGACGGAGAGAAAGTAGCCAAGAGCTTGGTAAACATGACCGGTGCTGGTGTCAACACCATGGAAGAGTATGAAGAGCAAATTGCCAAGGAAAAAGCAAGGCTCGAAAGAAGCATGTCTGGTGAAAATGAATACGGAATGATGGACGGCATGATGGGCAGTGAAAGCCACGGACAGGCCCAATCCAGACTTAAAATTGCCGAAATGGAGCAGAAGATTGCAGAGATCAAGGCAGAGGAACTTAAAAAACAGCAAGAAGCCGGAAATGCTATGCCTGCAGAATTTAGCGAAGGCACATCAGGTGCTTTAGGAAAACTGTTTGGTAACTTTGGATCGGGAACTCCTGCAATGTTACACGGTCTAGAAGCAGTTGTTACACCTAGTCAAATGGCTGAAGTAGTTGCTTCCGGAATAAAAGGAACAATTAATTCCATTATGACCGCAGGACAATCTGCACTTACTGCTGATACAGAAACTACTGATGTTGCATCAACAGTCCAAAATGCATCACAGCAAGCGGTTTCCGATATGAAATCAGAAACCACAATGTCTCCTCAAGAACAGATGGCTGAGTTAAATAACAGTATACAGGAACTAGTTAATTTAACAAGAATGAGTAATTCGCTACATCAAAAACATATCGGTGTTACACAAGGTTTGAGTAGTGATGCATTTAATGTATAATTGGAAAAATAAATGAGTTGGAAAAAATATTTTACGCCGGTAAACACTAATAACCAATCGGGATCTATGAGTCCGATAAGTGGCGGTGGTCGACCAGGTCCAGCAAGATCTAACTATTCATCATACCTTCCTGATGTATATGCAGGTAGTCCAAATCGTATTGAAAAATACATGCAGTATGACACAATGGACATGGATTCAGAAGTTAATGCTGCACTGGACATTTTGGCTGAATTTTGCACAGGCAAAGACAAGGAAAATGCAACTCCTTTTCACTTGTTTTTTAGAGACTCTCCAACCCAAGTTGAAACTAAACTTCTTAAAGAAGCATTACAAAAATGGACAAAGCAACAGCAGTTTGAAAATAGAATTTTTAGAGTAGTTCGAAATACATTTAAGTATGGAGACTGTTTCTTCCTTAGAGATCCTGAAACTAAGAAATTACTTTATATTGATCAGGCAAAAGTAACCAAAATTATTGTAAATGAAAGTGAAGGAAAAATACCTGAACAATATGTAATTAGAGACATTAATTTTAATTTTAAAAATTTAGTAGCAACTACTCCACACGGAACTACAAACACCTCACCTAGCGGAACATCATCTTATACAAGTGGTGGCGGCTTTGGTAGAGGAATGGTTGGCAATGCGGCACAACCTCCAGGAACTAGATTTCATACAGAACAAAATGAAGTAACGGTTGATGCGAAACACATCCTACACATTTCTTTATCAGAAGGTTTAGATAACAACTATCCTTTTGGTAATTCACTACTGGAAAGTGTTTTTAAAGTTTACAAGCAAAAAGAATTATTAGAAGATGCAATTATCATTTATAGAATTCAACGTGCTCCAGAAAGAAGAATCTTTTACGTTGACGTAGGTAATATGCCGGCACATATGGCAATGACCTTTGTTGAAAAAGTTAAGAATGAAATACAGCAAAGACGTATTCCTAGCTCAACCGGCGGCGGAACAAGTGTTGTAGATGCTTCATATAATCCTCTTTCAACAAACGAAGACTACTTCTTTCCGCAAACAGCAGAAGGCAGAGGATCAAAAGTTGAAACACTACCAGGCGGAACTAACCTAGGCGAGATTACGGATCTAAAATATTTTACTAATAAACTATTCCGTGCTTTGAGAATTCCGGCGTCTTATTTGCCAACTTCGATTGATGAACAGGCTAACACAGTATCCGACGGAAAGGTTGGAACAGCATATATTCAAGAATTACGATTTAACAAATATTGCGAAAGATTACAGGCAAACATCGTTGAGTCTTTTGATCATGAATTTAAATTTTGGTTAACAACAAATGGATATAATATTGATTCGAGCTTATTCGAACTTAAATTTAATCCACCACAAAACTTTGCAGCATACAGACAGGCTGAACTTGATACAACAAGAGCAAATATTTACGGAACACTACAACAGGTTCCATATCTAAGCAAACGTTTTGCTATGAAACGATATTTAGGTTTATCACAAGAAGAAATTGCCGAGAACGAACGTCTTTGGATGGAAGAAAACGGTTCTAACTTACAACCGCCAACTGATGCAGCAGGCGAGTTGAGAAACGCAGGCATTACACCAGGTGGCATCGCAGATGATGCTGCTGCTCAAACAGCAGAAGCACCTGATGACATGGCTGCGGCAGCAGAACAGCCAGACGCAGGAGGTGCTGACGTAGGAGCAGAAACTCCCGCACAGTAATAAATACAAACATGCTTCTAAGAGAATTTTTATATTTTAATGATGATGTGAATGATTTTGCTGTTGATCGTAGATACGATAACAGTAATGATCAGTCTGTGTTACAAACATCCGACACACGTAAAATAAAATTAACTCTACGACAAATCAATCATTTAAGATTGCAAGCCGAAGCCCACGAAGCAGAAAAACAATCTGAACTGGCTTTCATAAAGCAAATGTATGGAACTCCAGTTGAGCAAGAAGAATAGACATACTCCCACTAAACTAACCGATTTAGCATTTGTTCTTGGTAATGGCAAGAGCCGATTATGCTTGAATGTAGAATCTTTATTATCAATCGGAACAGTATACGGTTGTAATGCACAGTATAGAGAGTTTGATCCTCACTATCTAGTTGCTGTTGATGTAAAGATGGTGAACGAACTTATTGATTCCGGGTATGCTCAAAAAGGTAGCGTTTGGACTAATCCTAATAAGGGAATTAAAAATAAGGAAAGAATAAATTTTTTTAATCCTCACAAGGGATGGTCAAGTGGTCCTACAGCACTATGGTTTGCAGCATCAAACGGACATAAAGAAATATACATACACGGTTTTGATTACCACGGACTAAACGGTAAGTTTAATAACATATATGCAGATACACATAATTACAAAAAAAGCACAGATTCTGCTACGTTTTTTGGTAATTGGTTATCACAGACAGAAAAAGTAATTAAAGAGTTTGTTCATACAAAATTCTATAGAGTTATTGATTCTGGTGCATTTATACCCGATAAATTAGGTCCACAATATCCCAATTTACGGCATATATCATACCAAGATTTTGAAAAAACCTTTGAAGGCACTATATATCAAGACAAAATGATTCAAAAAACTACCATTTAACCCGGTTTTTAAAAGTAAAATGTAAATACAATACGAAACAGCCTTATATCTTAAAAAAGGAGAATACACATGGCAGACAAAACTAAATTAGAACAAATGCTTGAGCATTTGGTAAATGACGATTCTGCAAAAGCAGAAGAGTTATTCCACGAATATGTGGTTGAAAAATCACGCGAAGTTTACGAAAACCTTATCGAAGAAGAATTAAAAGATGAGGAAGTTGACGAAGCATCTAAAGATGAAGATGCTGATGACAAAGAAGTTGATGAAGCGTCTAAAGATGACGATGCAGAAGAAGATAAAGTAGATGAAGCGTCTAAAGATGACGATGATCAAGTTGACGAAGAATTTGAAGATGTTGCTATCGAAGGCGACGACGAAGGCGATATGGACGCTATGGGCGGTGACGCTACAGACGACCTAGAAGCAGACGTTACAGGCGATGACGAAGATGGCGAAAAAGAGCCAGAAGAGTTATTCCAGGATTTAGATTCAATTGTTGACGAACTTCAAGCAAAATTCGACGAAATCAAAGGCGGCGAAGAAGGCGATGAGATGGATATGGACGCAGAAAAAGAAGAAGAAACTTTTGCTCCAGAAGCATCTGCAGACCCAGAAGGCGACGCTGAATTAGCAACAATGCGCGAGTATGTTGAAAAAGTAGCAGGTGGACACGGTGCTGAGAAAAAAGGCGGCGCAGAATCTGCAGACAACAAAAAGTCAGTTGTTGACAACATGAAGAATGATATGGGCGGAACTACTGCTAACATCGCAAAAGGCGGTGAGTCAAATGAAAAAAATGACGGTGGTTTAGCAGATATCAACGCTAAAGAAGACAATGCTGGTAATGTCAATGTTCCAGGTTCAAAGAATGCAACTAAAATGTCCAATGAAAAAGGACACGGTGCTGAAAAAGCAGGTGCAAAGGAACAGGCAGATAACAAGCAATCACTTTTCCGTGGTCGTAGATAATAGAGGAGTATAGGTTGAAAACTACACTAGCAGAACATTTGAGTTTCGATCAGGCTAAGATTGTCCTAGAGCGTGATGAAGGCGAGAATGGTAAAACGTTACACCTAAGTGGTATTTGTATCCAGGGTGATATACGCAATGCCAATCAACGCATTTATTCTTCTAAGGAGATTGACAGGGCTGTTACTACGCTCAACGAACAAATCTCTGGTGGATATTCAGTGCTAGGTGAAGTTGATCATCCTCAAGATTTACGTATAAACCTCGACCGTGTATCTCACATGATTACAAAGATGTGGATGGACGGTCCTAACGGCTACGGAAAACTTAAAATGCTTCCAACTCCAATGGGTCAATTAGTTACGACCATGTTGGAGTCGGGAGTTAAATTAGGCGTATCCAGCCGAGGATCAGGCGAAGTAGACGGCGAAGGCAATGTTAACGGTTTTGAAATCATTACTGTTGATGTTGTTGCACAACCAAGTGCGCCAGGCGCCTATCCAACACCAGTTTATGAACACCTTATGAACACACAAGGTGGATACCAGGCATTTAAAGTAGCACAAGAAGTTAAAGGCGATCCACAGGCACAACGATACATAGCAGAGAGCTTGAAGAAAATCATTCAAGGTCTAAATCATTAGGAGAATCACAATGCTAGATTTTGTAAAACAGTTGTTTGAAAATAACGTGATTTCCGAAGACGTCAAGTCGGAGATTGAATCCGCTTGGGAACAAACCGTTCAAGAAAACCGTGATCAAGTATCTACACAATTACGTGAAGAATTTGCACAGAAGTATGAACATGATAAGGCCGCAATGGTAGAAGCAGTCGAAAAGATGTTGGCTGACAGAATTCAAGCCGAACTATCTGAGTTTGCTGAAGACCGCCAAGGACTTATTGAGGCTAGAGCTAAGTATGCTAAGAAAATGAAAAAAGATTCCGCTGCAATGGAATCTTTTGTTCTTAACAACTTGAAAAAAGAACTAGCAGAACTTCGTGAAGATCGTAAGAGTGTTGCGAACAATGTTGCTAAACTTGAATCTTTTATTGTTAACTCGTTAGCGAAAGAAATCGCAGAGTTCCATGTTGATAAGAAAGACTTAGCAGAAACAAAAGTTAAACTTGTTAGAGATAGCAAGGCTAAATTTGAAACTGTTAAGAAAGACTTTATTAATAAATCAGCAAGGGTTATCGAAGAAACAGTATCGAGAGGTATTAAATCTGAGATGACACAATTAAGAGAAGATATTGAAGCAGCTCGCAAAAACGACTTTGGTCGCAGAATTTTTGAAAGTTTTGCAAGCGAATACGCAACAAGTCATCTCAATGAAAAATCTGAGACAGCAAAACTTCTTAAAGTTGTAAAACAGAAAGAAGATGCAGTTAAAGAAGCAGCAGCAAAAATTGCTGATGCAGAGAAACTAGTTGAAAGCAAAGAATCTGAAATAGCTCAGATGAAAGACGCATCTGCAAGAAAGGAAGTGATGAGCGAATTGTTATCACCTCTTTCTAAAGACAAGCGTGAAGTAATGGGCGAACTTTTAGAATCTGTTCAGACTAATAAATTACACGCAGCCTTTGACAAGTATATTGGTCCAGTGATGGAAGGTAATATGCCTAAGAAAGAGAAGGTAGCGTTGACGGAAGGCAAAGAAGTTACAGGCGATAAAAATACACAGGCACAAATCGGCGGGGGTGAGACCAAAACCGCTGAGATTTTTGACATCCGCAGACTTGCGGGACTAAAAGTTTAAGGAGAACAAACAATGTCACAACTATTAGAGTCACGCTGGTCAGAAACCAAAGACGCTCTTCTTGAAGGGCTCCAAGGCAACAAGCGTTCTGTTATGGCGTCAACTCTCGAAAATACCCGTAAGTATTTGTCAGAGAGTGCTACAGCAGGCGCAACTTCTGCCGGCAACGTTGCAACACTAAACCGCGTCATTTTACCAGTAATCAGACGTGTAATGC